AAACTCCGGCCTGTTTACCTTGGTGCCAGAGATGCCGTCATCGGCATACACGCCTGCGTATACCCAGCCGGGATGCTTTTGGATGAGCTCGCTGTAGTAGCTGACCTGTGCGGAGAGCGAATGGTTCAGGCGTTCTGTTTCCATGGACACCCGCGCATATGCGGCGACCCGCTTCAGTTTGACCGGTGCTGGCGCAGCCGCCTCGATTTTCCTTACAACTTTGGCCATTTCACGACCTCCTTTCGGTCGACATTACTCACTCTAAAAGCCAATAAAGTCAAGCGGTTACAAGCTCTTCTTTGATACAACACGACCGATAGGCGGGTTATATTTTTGCGTCATGTGACGGAGCCATTTTTCGTAATCTTCCTGCCCGATGATTCCTTTCTCCAGCATCTCATCCACCAACGCCATGGATACCTGAAACTTCAGCTCCCGATCAAACTGCTCTTCACTCATGCTGGTCACCTCCATAGCGGGCGGCGATGTAGCACGGGTGGGAGCAGTATTTTCTATGACGGTTTGCGTAATCCGTGAAGGGCTTCCCGCAATGCTGGCAGATTACCTTTTTGCCTGCACGGCTGGCGGTGGCTTCATGGTGCGTCAGCCAGTATTTATTCCTGCAGGCGTCAGAGCAGAAGCGACGGGGTCTGAACTTCCCGGAAGTGATCGGCTTCCCGCACTGTGGGCATACTGGCCCTGTGGGTACCGGCTGAGGACTGGTAACGGGATTCCGGTAGCAATAGGATTTGACGGTGGTTTCCGGCAGGCCGATCGTGCGGGCAATCTCTGAATACTTCATGCCGGACTGACGGTACTGATCAATCAGGCGCTTCTGGTTTTCTGTCATGGAATGCTCCAATCTGAAGGAGCATGTATCGTTCATCTCCTTCAGAACCCACAGGACAAAAATAGCCGGTTTGGCAACCATTGATGTTAGCAATCGTAAAAACAGAATTACAATGCGTTTATAATTGTCTACAGAAACTCCTGAAAAGTATGTGTTTTAAGCTGTTTTTCGGATTGACAATCGCAGACTGTTAGCTATATAATCTTCAACGTTAACAGGAGCGTACGGCCTGTTAGCAAACGCTGGCCAGCGAATAGTATCTTTGGAGGGACCTATGGACGCCTTCGGACTGTATCTTATGTTTTCTATGCTTGCTACCCAGGTTCTGCCTTCTCCTAACAAACGGGTAGAGTATCCGCTCGGTTTATTACCGTGCCGGATCTTCCAGGGAGAGACATACCGCAGTTTGTCTCGGATCATCAGAAATATGGTTTTGATGTATCCTGGTGGCGATATTCGGTATGAACAGTCCGGGTTAAGCGATGCGCGGGATTATATTGAACAGTGCTTTCTGTATGACGAGTTCAGACCCGCTTCACATTTGGGCCTTGCATCCTTTTTCAGGGTCATGGAAACAATCAGTTACCACGGACCGCGCAATTTCCTGATTCAAGCTGCTGAAATGATGGATCAAGGGGATGATTTACTTATTCCGGTTTCTGATGTCGTCTCCATGAAAGATTTTCTTTCTCTCTGTTTTGACTTTTATCTCGTTGATCTGATTAACGGGCATGACGCATTTGCTGCACTGGCTTCAATTCAGGCTGGAGTGAACTCAGATTCAAATAATGAAGTTTATGCGCGTTTTGTTGAGGAAACAAAAAACCTCCCAGCTGTAGAGATGAAGCTTGTATTCGACCCAGTGACACGGGCATTTAATCCAATTTATCGTGTTACCAGCTTTCAGGCATATATGGCTTTGGAATACATGCAGATGCTTGATCAGAATGTAAAGTTCCGGCGCTGCCAAAATCCTGCCTGTGGTAAGTTCTTTGTGGCTCAGCGAACAACCGCAAAATACTGTGATTTTCCGTCCCCGCAAAACGAGCTGAAAACCTGTAAAGAACTCTATCCGCAGGTTGCCAGTCGGGAAAAAACAACCAAGGATGCAGTCCTGAAAAGTATTCGAGGAGCACAGAGCCGTTTGTACAATGTGCGAAGGCGGCATCCGGAACAATCTGAAGCCATAAATAGATTCCTAGATGAGATTGATGCCCGAAAAGAATCGATGTCGGAAAAAGTCGTTACAGGAGAAATTACTCTTGCTGACTTTAACAAGTGGTTGGAGTCGCTGACAATTAAGAAAGAGAGGAACACGTGATGAATTTTGGGAGTTTTGCCATGGCGCATCCATACATTACAACCTTCGCTTTTGTAGCCACAGTCGGATCTGGATTAGGGATTGGCGTTTCCTATGCAAAAAACAAGACGCCGGTTATCGGTACCTTTTCTCCGGCAATCAACTTCAATGTTGGGGCAACTGAAGCAGGCGGACCGAAGACGGACATATGTACACCGAAGGAGAATATGTAAAATGCTTATTGTTGGGATTAATTGGATTCTAAGTTGGGTTCAGATCACAACGGGAACCGGAACATATACGTGCCCGATGAAAGAAGAAGCTGATGATTTCTATTTTCGCTTCAAGGGACAATGGCATAGTGTGAGTGAATATGCTCCTGAGCGCTTAAGGGCAGAAATCCTATCGCACAAGCAGGGAAAGTATGAACAGCGGCAGTCGATCTCTCAGGCTGAATTTGAGGATATCTGCCGTGAAGTCCTTTCGAGTCATCCAAACATACTTGACTGCTGGTTTGAAGAACCCGGCATCGTGCATGTCGCTTATCCGTCCCATTCCGGTAAAACAAGGAATGGAGCCACCTTGTATTTCGGTGAAAAAGGATATATCACATACGCCGGGTGGAAACATAACGCCGGAAGTAATGAAGGCATATTTATTGGCGAAGAGATCAGCAGAAAGATTCAGTGTGCGCTGTATGAATAAACCAACATCATAACGGTGTCTGGCGGGGCAGGTTCCCCGCCTTTTCTTTTTTGCCTGATAAAAGAAACAACCGCCATTCTATTACGCTTGACTTTTCACGACTTCTATGGCGTAGTACCACACTGACCTTAAGTCAGGAGGCGGCAAAAGTGAACCGTAAAGAAACAACGGAGACGGAGATGCTCCGAAAGGCCCGGTTGAAGAAGGGTCTTTCACAGCAGCAGGTGGCCACCCTCGCCGGGGTGCACATCCGGCAGTACCAGCGGATCGAGTATGGCGAGCGGCCCATGGGCAGCATCAACATGCGCTTTGGGCTGGCGGTATGTGCCATTCTGGAGATCAATCCGTTTGATCTGGTCTCCTTTACGGCAGACGGCTGGGAGATCATCACACGGGATGACGATCATATCCTGGGTTAATTTCCGGATTACGACCGGACAGACGTTGCTGGGCTTTCAAAAGTATGGCTATATACCATGTACCGCTGACCTGATGAGCCATCAGGCGCGGAATCCATAGGAATGGGAGTGAGCCACACCTTGAAAGACATACGCCCACGGGCTGAGGAGAAGGCCCGGAAAAAAGCCGATGAGCTGCAGGAGCGGCAGTCCGGTGATACAGTCCGTCCACCCGGAACAGGGTTTGAAACGGAACGCGCCCGCGCCAAGCAGGCCCTGCGCGAAGAGGTCAATGCCCAGAACGGGCAGAGCGTCCGGAAGATAGCGGCAACGTCAGGCCCGGCGGTCAGTGATGATCGGATCCTGCGCGTCGCCGCTTATTGTCGTGTTTCCACGGATGACATTGACCAGGTGATCTCCATTGAGCTTCAGAAGAACAATTACCGGGATATGATCAAGGCCAATCCCAAATGGCGGTACGTCGGTACCTATGTGGAAAGGTAAACCCAAGAATTGATACAAAGAAATGCTGTTGTCAGAGCGGCAGAATGGCTTGAAATCAAGGGCTTTCAGAGATTAGGAACTCTCCGGCAACTCATTCTTTACGCCCGATTGTTGCCGACATCATGACAACAGCGCAGATGATTTTGACAACAGCAACGGAGAAAATGACAACACCTCAAGCAATGGTGACAACAGCAGAGAGAAATGTGACAACACCCGCTGATAACAGCAAAATCAGTTATAAACACGAGACTTTCTACATTTTGTTTAAATTTGCGAATTCTGTTAAAGCCCCAAAAGCCCAAATCAGAAAAAAACGGGGAAAAGCAAAACATTATTTAAAGTCGCCGAGGGTGACATATTGACAACATAGACGACATGTGCTATAATAAATTTGTTGTCATTCAAGATAAAATTTGCGGTCTTTTGCTGAACGATAATTAAACAAACTTAAGTAAAAGGAGCAAATTATTCTTTAGAAAGGGGATTAGAAGTGGAGTTTAACAATAGTAAGAGAATGGAACTGATCAATACAATGGTAACAGAGTTGCCTGTGCTGCGTGCAAGGATAGGAGCTTCCCAAGCTGATATCTCTGAAAAGATAGGCATTTCAAGGCAAACTTATAATGCAATTGAAAATGGTAAGAAAAAATTGAATTGGACTGTTTTTTTAGCATTGTTTGCAGTTTTTAGTAGTGATGAACGAACTCTGAAAATGTTGGATTCCATGGAAGTTTTTCAGGAGGGCGTTGCAAAGGAAATGTGATTGCCTTTTGCAACGAATCTTAGCGTGATTTTTTATTGGAGGTCATATGTTGAATATGGTTAAGAATGCTTCTGTTCAAGCCACGGATATATATAAGGATCCATATGGATACACATATTCTGAAATGGTTGGTGTATTGGGAGAAGTTGAGGCGGATAAGTTTTATCGCGAATTATACTCCGGTTCCCAAAGTAGTAACAAGTATAAAACGATAACTATCAAGGAAATCTTTCGTGGTCCGGATACTCAGAAATATGCTTTTGAATTGTCAGATGGCTATTGCATTGAAACGGTAAGCATTAAAAGAAAAACTGGTACTACTGTATGCGTGAGCACCATGATAGGTTGCCCTGTTGGGTGCATCTTTTGCGCCTCTGGTGAAAATGGATTTGTCAGAAATCTAACACCATCTGAAATAGTTCAACAAGTAATACTGATAAATGGTAGAGTAAATAGGATTGTATTCATGGGCATGGGAGAACCTCTGTTCAATTATGATAACGTGATAAAGTCCATTCATATATTAAGAGACCGCAAAGGACTTGATTTTCCAACAGATGGTATAACAATATCAACAACGGGACCGCTCCCTCAGATGAAGAAGTTGAGAGAAGAACATTTAAAAATCCAACTTACGTTATCCCTGCATGCCACGAATCAGCATGTAAGGGACTATATCATGCCGCATATGAAAGGGTATGATATAAATGAAGTAGTTCAATCAGTACTCTCATATTCAGAAAGACATAATCGTAGCGTTACTATAGCATATTTGCTTATACCGGGTGTAAATGATCGTGCGAATGATGTAAAACAGTTGGGAAGATGGTTTCGTGACAAAAATGTATTGATTAATCTTTTACAATACAATGAAACGGATTGTAAAGCAGTTCGAAGACCAAACAAACAGGAACTCGTTGCATTTCGTGATAAGTTAAATAAGGTGGGACTTACTGTGAAAATCAGAGAATCCCGAGGTGGCAATATAAAAGCCGCATGTGGTCAATTGGTAAGTAGATTAAATAACCGCAATATGAGTGCACCCAAGAAAAAAGGAGCTTCGGAATTGGATACAGGTTCGTCGAACAATGCTGGATCTTCGAGTAGATTGAAGCCAAGTAAGAGACGTTATGTAAACAATAAAAGCAAGAATGGAAAAAAGGGTTCATCGCATAAATAAGAGCATGTCGGAGTGTGATCTAGTATTTGCGTTCACTGATCTGCATGAACTTCACAAATGGAGGCTCGATTATGAATGAATTTGTTGATATGCATGTCCATTCAAAATTCTCAATTGATGGAATGTCTACGATGGAGGATTATTGTCTGATTGCCGGCAAAACGGGTACAAGAGTTATTTGTTTTACTGAACATGTGGATTTTAATTCAGCGGAAAAGAATCTTTCAATTGTTAAGGATAACAGAAAACAGAACTTTGTTGTTGATGATTATTTCCGTGAAATAAACCGCTTGCGAAAAAAATACGGTTCGTTAACTTTGCTAAGTGGAATTGAGTTTTCGGAACCCAGCTTGTTTCCAGAAGAGTTTGCCTTATATAGTTCATATCCTTTCGACTGTATAACGGCCGGGATACATCACTGCTATAATTCAGTCTTTCCAGGAGCGGGAAATTTGTCTGTATCAAAAGCAATATATGAGTACTATCAAATAATGCAAAAAACAGTCGAGCTCGGGGGCTTTCAAGTGCTGGCCCACTTGGATTTCCCCAAATTATTTTTTGACAAATGGGTTATTGACGACGATGTACTGGATATGATTCTTTCAACAATGATTGATAAGAATATTTTGTTGGAAGTAAATACTTCTTCTCTTAATGATTCATGCGATGAACCAATGCCATCATACTCTGTTATAAACAGATATGTTCAGCTTGGTGGCAATAAAATTGTTATTGGTTCTGATGCTCATAGTTCAGATAGGTTGTCCGGTCATTTTAGAGATGTTGTACCGCGTTTGCCTAATAGAATTCAAATAGGCTATTTTAGGGAAAGGAAGTTTATCCCGGTGTTAATGGATTGATGTGCTAGGCTTCAATAAGCACATCCGAATACCAACGGTCAGATCGGTTATGTGGCCACTGAGCGTGTGGACGGCAAGGTCATCCTCGCCGAGGGCATCCAGCTCCTGCAGATGAAAGCGTAAGGAGGACAAGGCTATGAGCGAGTATAACGCAAAGAATTATACCGAACAGGGCGGTGACATCACACACATCGGAGGAACGCTGATCATCGAGGAAGGAGCCTCTGTGGAGGGGCTCCTTTCCACTCCTGCGGAAAACCAGGCAGACAGCGAGGCAACGACTGTGGCTGCTCTGAAAGAGGACTTCAATGGTCTGCTGGCAAAGCTGAAGACTTCCGGACTTATGGCAGCGGACGAATAATAACCGGGCAACCGAGCCGTCCGTGGGAGCGATCCTGCGGGCGGCACAATGGGGTTCCCGGCAAGCCGTAAGGCTTGTTGGGGAGAGGACGAGCAGTGAAGTGAGTGAGCTTTCGTGTTTGCACGAAAACGAACGATACGGAACTTGCGAGGACGAGAAGGGAGTGAGACTATGGCAATTATCACGCTTGATGAGGCAAAGACCTATCTTCGTGTGGACTATTCCGATGAGGATGACCTTATCACGAATTTTATATCTACGGCGGAAAAGCTGGTACAGGATATGTCGCGGCTCTCGGATGATGACTGGGATGCCGCCGATGAAGATACCCTTGCCCGTGTGCGGATAGCCATCCTTTTTACGGTCGCATATCTCTATGAGCATCGTGAGGAGGCAGACCACAGCGCGCTGAACCTGACGCTCCGCTCCCTTCTTTTCGGTATACGGGAGGAGGAATTCTGATGAATATAGCAGCCATGCGGGTGCGCGTCACTTTCCAGAAAAATACGGCCATCGTCGACAAATACGGAAACCACAAAACCGGCTGGGCGGATTATTTCTCCTGCTGGGCGACCGCAGGCTCCAACAATGCGGTAAGCGGGACGGGGAGCGGCTCTGAAAGCACGGGCGTTGTTATCCGTTCCGAAGAGTCTCTTTCCTTTACCTGCAGGTGGTGTTCCGAACTTGCCGCCGTGGAATCCACGAAATACAGGATCGTCTGCGAGGGTAAGACCTATAACATCATTTATGTGAATCCGATGGGCTTCAAGCATAACAGCATCAAGTTTTCCTGCGAACTGGAGGGACAGTCATGAGCCGCCGGGTATCCGTGGACGGCATGGCGGACGCCATCATGGAGGAACTGACGAAGTACTCCGATCTTGCCGCCGATGAACTGAAAGCCGCCGTGAAAGAGACGGCGCAGTCGGTACGCAAGGACATCCAGGCGTCCGCTCCGTCACGCACGGGGAAATATAAAAAATCGTGGTCGGTAAAGACTGTGAAGGAATCCTCGGAAACCATCGACCTGGTGGTGCATTCCAAAAACCGCTATCAGATAGCGCACCTTCTGGAACATGGCCACGCCAAGCGAGGCGGAGGAAGGGTCGCGGCAAGACCGCATATCGCTCCCGCTGAACAGGCAGGAAACGAAAAGCTGGTAAAGACCATCGAGCAGAAGCTGAAAGGGTGATGCCTATGACACACGAAGAAATCGTAACCATGCTGGAGGAGGCAAACCTTCCTCTTGCGTATGACCATTTTGCGGAGGGCGAAAGTCCCGATCCGCCTTTTTTAATCTTCCTATTTCCGGGGACGGACAATATGTTCGCCGACAACAAGGTGTGGCAGAAGATCAACCAGCTGAACATCGAACTGTACTATGCGGCGCAGAACTGGCTGAAGGGTGTGTATAACTTCACGGACGATCAGCCGCCGCAACCGTTCATCCCATTCGTGGGATATTGGGACGATAACAACAAGGTGCCGTGGGCGCTCCCTCATGTGTACGACTACATGGAAGGACGGGACGCCGACAGCTACGAGTACCCGCAGATGTCCGGGACATACAATGGCAGGCACTATCTGACCGCATACAGCAAGCAGCAGAAAACGGAGTTTGAAAACATCATCGTTGACCATGACGGCGCCAACTACGCCAGCGCATCCGGCATCGTATCCATCGAGAACGGTGTCGCCACACTTGGTGATGAAGGAGCGGTCACTTACCAATTTACCGTCAGCACGGCGGGAACCTACGATGTAGCGGTGCGGCTCTGTTATCCCTTCTGGGACAAGAACGGCATCTATGTGTCGCTGGACGGAACGACTACGCACTTTACGGAGAGCCGCCTGTGGTGGCCGTACTGGAGGACTACCTTCTGGACTGCGCTTGCAAGCGGCGTGAGCCTTTCCGCAGGAACGCATACCATAAAGATTTCAGTCGATGTGAAGGGCGTACAGTTTTACGGTTTCCGCGTTTGCTCGTCCTTTTCGGAAGAGCCGTCCGCAGGAGAAGCGACCTATTCTTTTTCCCCACGGCAGTTCAAGGATGTGGAGGGCAACATGGTCGGTCCCGACCGTGGTTTCCGTCTCACCTTGGAAATGCTCCGAAGAAAGCCGGACTCGGCTCTTATCTGGTACGAGGACTTCCGTGACTACGGCGTGTTGGAGACAAACTACTGGACGGTGCTGTCAGGTTCCTTTACCGTGTGGCGGTCAGATGAATACTCCACGGAGCGCGTCTACTCCCAGCTTGACGGCAGCGGTCAGCTTGCATGGAAGTATGACGGCTTTTCGGATATCCACCTCCGGGCAAGGCTGGCATTCCCGGCAAGCGGCAGCGGCAAGGCAGGCATATTCTGCGGTGATCTGTTCTGCTGTCTGAATTACAATAGTCAGGCGGTGGAACTTTACAACGGCTCCACGCTCCTCGGCAGCTACAGTCAGGAGATCACGAGGACGCCGACCACAGACCTTCGTGACGATCCGAATATGTACACGGTTGAGATGCGTATCCGTGGAAACAGGGTGCGCGTGTAGGAAGATAAGTACTCATAATGCAAACCTCCAATTCATTGGCCTTGTACGCTTGGTTCATTGCCACGCTTGCAGGGTCGCATTAATTCCATCTTGTTCGGGCTCTCTTTCGATCCCCCTTCCTTGATGGTGTCTATATTATATATCTAAGGTCAAAGAAAGTCAATAATTTTGAAAATTTTTTTCTACATATTTTTCTCGTTTTCCGTGCATTTCACGTAGTATTGACTCTGTTTTGAATTATTTCTGTGGATTTCATTGAAATACTTCGTTTTTCTTGCAAAGCACATCAACGAAAAAAGGGGAACCCACTAGAAAAGCAGGTTCCCCAAGAATTTACTCACTGGTGATCTCGCTGTACTCCCCGGAAACCCATCCAACCTGGCTTCCGATCTTCACGGCCTGCCAGCCGTTGAAGGCGCTGGCCACGTACTCCAGCGTTGTGCCCGGCGCGACGGCGGTAATACGGCTATAGCTGGTGCCATTGCCCGTGCGGATGTTGACCTTCCCTCCGGAGGATTTGATCAGCACCCGGATGGTAGTCTGTCCGGCGACGGGCTGTTCCTGCTCCGGTTCGGGCTGCGTTTCCGTCATGGCCTGCTGCCCGGCATCGTCCTCCGCCACAGCGGCCATCAGGGCACCATGGGTCTGATCACCGTACTTGCCGTCCTGCTTGATTCCGGCCTTCTTCTGGAAAGCCCTCACGGCGGCTTCTGTCTTGCTGCCAAACTGACCGTCCACCTCAAGGGCGGCACCCAGCTGGTTCAGCAGTTCCTGCAGTGCTTTCACGTCCGTGCCGGAAGTGCCATTCTTCAGCAACCTGCTGCCCAGCGTGTACACGGTGACCGCCTCAACAGCGACCTGTGCGCCGCTGGTATCGCCGTAATCGATAAACGGCAGCTTGTACCAGTGTGTCCAGGGGCGCTTTTTCACCTGCGTCTTCACGCAGCCCCAGCTGAAGCCCTGCCACTCCACAGCATATCCGTTGCCGATGTAGTATCCGGCATGACCGTCCTTGTACAGCGCCAGACCAGGGATCTCCGGCAGGGTGTCGATGGTGCCCCAGTCCATGCCTTTCTTTTTTGCCCAGGAGAACATGCTGTTCGCGCCTTTGTCCGGACACCCGTTGGAGCCATATTTGCTGGTGATGGCTTTATCCGTCCCGATGGCTTCCAGCACACCCTGACCTCCGTTTGTCCAGGCATAGCCCTTGCAGCCGCCAATGCAGTCGGACACAACGGCCTTATTGGCAATGTCCTGCTTGTAGCGGGAGGTGCGGCTGGAACCGTAGTGCGATGGATACTGGTTGCTCTTCCTGGAGAGCAGACTGTTGGTGGCCTTATAGACGCAGGTGCCATACCAGTAAGGCTGGCCGACCATCTTCTGGCACCAGTCGG